CGTACTGTTGGCAAGGCTCGGAAGTGACTTCAACTTACCAATATATGCGATACCGCCGGAAGCGCTCGTAGCGAGTGCAGCGCCGTTCATTATCTGAACAGTGAAAGCGGAGGGCACCAAAGTGCACTGGGACCATCCGGGTTCAACGACACCGAATGCTCCGAAAGTCTTGTCAGTCAACGCGTAAGAATTGTTACCGCTATTCATAGGGGCACCAATGTTGTCGTCAGCAATCCCAACAATGTTCGTCCAGACTTGTGCGCCATTCGGATCCCTCACACAGGTCGGTCCCCATATGGATAGGTTCCTACCAACACTGTGTTTGGAGGTGGTCCGGATGACGGTGTACGGGCCGACTGCACGGGGCAGAGGCAGATGGTGCGGGCACAGTGCACTGAAGTAGCGCGGACTGCGGCCGCGCATTCCGCGGGCACGTTTCATCTTACGTTTCTGAAGGGGCTGACTACCAAACGCGACCAAAGGAGTAGCAGCTACTCCCTGGCGAAAGGGTCGGGTATATGATACGTTCTTCTGCATGCGACGGGCGGTGTTGGCAAGAGCGTTCGCTTCGTTGGCTAACTTAGCGCTCGCCCGTGGTCCGTTCCGGCCCATACGTGGCATGGTGGAAATGTGTCTTTGCACTGAGGGCCTAATTAGCCACCGGTTGGCTTATGCAAACGGTGGTAACCTACAAGGCGCGGGGAACAACTTTATAATGCGCCAAACAAACAGCCCACCACCCAAGATCGAGGAGAAAGGCTTAGCTCCTGACCAAGAGATGGTCACCCATTGGTATCTGACCATACTCACGCCCCTAACAGCGGTGGATACCCACTGTACCGCTGAAACGAGGAAAACACCGATCCCGACAGTCGTGTGCCGGTCGGCCGTGAGGTGCCGTAACCATCACCGCGGGCCTAGGTTCCATGAGCGCTAACTGGCATCGCAACCCACTTCAACCTTTTATCCACTTAGGACCCTACGATGGGGAATCCCCTGCCGGCTAGCAGGTTCAAACCCTGGCCTTCACCTTCATTAGGCGGGACCTAATCGCTAATTGGCTCATACACCTTGCCTGGGTAGCAAGATGAAGAAGGTAATTCGGGGGGCAGGCAGTGGCCTTCCTTTTTCTACACCAGCAAAATGCGATCGAGACTACTCCCGAACCTCCAATCCCGCTAGGACCTGTGCAAACTATTGGAGTGGCGCCCCCTACTCACCTTTCCCGTTCCGAGGAAAGGCGTCCCCAAATTCACGAGATGGTCCCATAACCATCCCTCCACATGCAAGCGTGCAGATGACTTAAGTTGTGTCCGATCACATCACTCGACAGCGATGTGATCCTCTATCATTGATTTCCAGCAGGCTTCATCAGCTCCAGAAGCCCACCAATCCATGCAATCCAGGAACGGTAACCAGTCATCTTTGGTGCGTACAACGCCCAGCAAAACCGCGTTGTCAGCCTCAAAGTCACCATGGATCACAACAGACTCATTGATAGAGCGCTCCGTACGTGTCTTCATGTCCTCATATGTTAATGGTACAATATTAGTTTCTATATCCTTGCGGTCGGCCTCCCAGATGTGGGGGAGTGCGTCGCCAAACTCGGCATCAAGCATCACACGGTCGGACACACTGTATTCGTAATCCAACCCGGGGCTCATCGCGTCCGCTGCCTTCATTAACGCCCTTGCGACGGAAGGAAACAAACGCGACATGCCGTGTGCGCGAGCCACGAGACCGGGAGCGACGGCCCTTGCCAGCCACAAACGGTCTCCGTTGACGGCGGCCTCAACCGCAGCACTGTTGTAAGAGTAGGCAGCGTTGGTGATGCCCCGGAGAACATCCGGAGTCCAAGTAGATGAGAGGCCCCTGCCGTCACCATCCACCAGGATTTTGCATCCGCAGAACTCGGCCACTTCCCCAGCTTTCCTATGGAAAAGCTTCGGGCGATGGCCGAGGCGGACCCAAGCATCATTGAAACTCCTAAGGGTTTCCTCACTAAGAGGAATGCCTGACGTGGCTCGAAGGCTCAAAATGGAATCGTCTCCTTCGAAAGCCATGTGGACAACGCGAACTACACCGTCTCTGCAGAGTAGTTTGCACCCATTAGGAATCACCAATTTGGCACCGTCCGCGCCGCCTATGACAAAAGACCAACAGCACATGTTAGCAATCCAATTTAATATAGAAGTACCCCTACAACCTGACCGCCTTATGGATCTGAAAGCGCGCTTCCAACCGACCTTCTGCGGGATTGGATCATCCTCTTCCTTCTCACCGCGGTGTCCGTAGAGATAGCCCTTGCAGGCCACAGTCACCTTGAGAGTCTTGAGGCGGTTGCTGGCTTGACGAGCTTCCGTGAAGGTGTGCGGGATGTCACAACTCACGTAGCCGCTCAAAAAGCCGGCAACCTTGTCCATGACGCGATTCTCGATCATCTCGCGCAATTCCAAACTCATGCATGCGTCCCATGCGGTACCGTCATTCTCCAATATGTCACAGGCCCTGAGGCTACTGGTCTTATTGGTCTTGACCTCATGCTTGAGATGGTTGATCACGCGATCGATCGCGGCGCCGCGATTCGCTCCCTTAATTGTTCGGTTGCAGTAGCGCTTCACCACCCATTTCTCCAGCACGCCAATCATTAACCACGCCATTATTTGTCCTTCATCGCCATCGGCGCACAAGAACCTTGGCGGCTTGCCATGCTTGGACGGCTCCAACTTAATGGCTCCTTTAAACCGATATCGCGGATTATAAATCATTCGGAGACGCTCCAATCCATTAAGGGCCCTTTGTTCGGTCCACTTCTTGGATTTAAGGTCTCCAAACAACATGCTCGTCGCGATGGTCATGAAGCATCGTTTGTCGCTGTCCATATGGGCAAGAAACCGGTCTACTACGGCAGTCATATCGGCCCTGTCTTCCTTTGTCAGGGTGACTGGGACTTCAGGGTCGACAATTCGACCCTTAATTGCCCGGTCGACGTTGCCGATGCTGCTCAAGTAAAACAGGCGCTCATTTATTGCCGGAAGGTGCTTAATGGCGATCGCCCCTGCCTCGGGACACTCCGGGTCGAATTTCAGTGACACACCGTCGATGGCAGATGCCTCCACCTTGTCATCCACATCGGTGTACACTCTATATTCAAGCTCGGGCTCCTCGTCAGCGGCAGGTGCGTCGACGTCGCGCTGTATGGGTTGGGCGGAAATGAGTCCGTCGTCACTCGTCTTGAAGCAGAGGCACCAGCGGGGTGCTTGCCTGGACGAGGCCAAAAGAGACCCACAAAACGGAAACAGGTTGTTGCGTGCTAAACTTACAATACTTTGAT